AGAGGTAAACATTACTAGCGCGTGCGTGTTGCACGTGCTTGAGCAGCCTGCTTGCTGATGCAACTGGAAACTCGCATAGCCAACGCCTCAGAGGCAGCGCGGTGTGGGCTATGAAGGTGGACGGAACGCCAAAGGCAAAGCCCGGGGCAGGAAGGCAGAAAGATGTACGCATTTCCTTAGCGGTCACATGACCCCAAGACTGGCACTCAAGACTCGTGGCATGACGCTGAGAGACTACATCGCAGCCAAGGCTATGCAAGCCCATGATTCAACGCGAAGACGTATCCCGGCAGATTTCCTGAAGACCGCTTGACGCCAGAACAAGTTGTGTCGATGCAGCTGGCACAGATGGGCCAGCACGAAATGATGAAGGCGAGGGACGCGTGACAGCCCAAGACCTAGCAATCTACGTCATGGCAGCCATCCTCAGTCGTAGACCTATTCACTAACCATCGTGGAGAAACTATACATGAGCAATCTAGTAACCGTAACCGACATGGCTGTCATGGCTGAGAGCATCGTCGAAAGCTGGCTTTTATGGGTTTCAAAACCAAAGAGCAAGTCATGGCTGTCATGCTTGTCGCACAGGCTGAGAACAAGCACCCTGCCTATGTCGTTCAAGAATACGACATCATCCAAGGCAGACCAGCTCTTAAGTCTCAAGCAATCCTAGCCCGTTTCCAACTCTCTGGTGGCTCAGTCCAATGGGACGAGGTGTCACCCAAGAAGGTTGTCGGGACTTTCAAGCACCCACAGGGAGGGACTCTGCAAGTCGAGTGGACTATCGAGATGGCTAAACAGGCTGGCATTTACAGCGAGGGTAGTGGCTGGTCTCGTTGCCGAAGATATGCTCAGAGCTAGGGTTATCTCTAGGGCTGTTCGCTCCATCTACCCTGCTTGTATCCTTGGACACTATGCGGTTGAAGAGGTGCAAGACTTTGATTCACCAGCTCCGAAGCACATGGGCATGGTGGAAGAGGTTAGAAGCCCCGTAGAGAGCATAGAAGCCCCGACAGGTGACTACCCCTTGATTCTCCCTGACGGCTCGGTATACGCCTCTTTTGACAGTACGACGCATGGATAACCGCCTACACCCAAATGGCATCCAAGGTCATGCAGTCCACTAAGCTCAACGATGAGCAACGCACAGAGAAGATTGCTGCCCTTGCTGAAGCAAACCAGTCGGTTACAGAGAAGTTTGTCAGCTTTGACAAAATAGATTCGTGGGGAGTTAGCCAAGGCGGGGGTAAATGTCTAGCCCCAAAGTCGGCAGCGTCCCAGTTCGTGTGCCGACATGGAAGCCAGACGAGCAAATATTTTGAATCACTTGCACAAATCATACGGCTCACTGGCGCTCCGATGGACGCACTACAACACTATGGCAGTTTCAGGCTTGCAGCCCAGTATCGAATAGTCTTCGCAAACAACGGAACGCCCAATCCACACAACAATGGTCAAAGAAAATGGAAAGGAATACGCACGCTATGTATGCGGATCGACAAACCAAAGAGAAGCAACCCTTGTTCCGCGAGAACTTCAAAAGGCAGAATGATTAAGCACGCTACTAAGAAGAAGCTCCGACAGAGCCAGACTGCAAGGGCACGTACCTGTTACAGAGGGCGAGGTAATCAACTTCGGTGCTTGGCAAAATGACGCTGGCTATGGTCCATACTTCAACATGAAGATAAGCTGACCCTGACTGGAACAAGCAAAGGCAGCAAGTACCCTAGAGAGGTCAACCGCATACGGGCAATCGCGACGTTACCCTTTTGATGGCTCACATTCACTCTGCCGTTTCCATCCCTCGATGAACACCTACTGGCGAAACTTTCGCCGGTAGAACCGTCGTCGGCGAGAAACGGTAGAGAGCTGCAGGAAGCAGTCATTCAGTTCAGTCATAGACAACAACATTCCTAAGTTTGGGGATAAGAAATTGAAACTAACACTTATCTTGCGCCCTAGAGACAAGAGAGAAATCGAGCGTCGACAACCGTATCAAAGCGGTATTGAGATGCACTCAGAACCTCGCTGGTGTATTTGATGATGACTTCCAAGTTGACCACATAGAGATGATTACGAGGCACTCAATCAAGGGTGGCTTACTCCATGTCTGCATGGGGAATAACCCCCCGCCATCCCGAAGGCGAGTCCCTAGAGGACAGTTAGGAACGTGACAGGGCAGCGTTTCGGGTAGCCCCACTCATTCAACAAAAGGAAACAAATGGAAACCATCCCAATCCCAGAAGTCGGTAACGTAGACATATCAGAAAAGAAACACATATTTGTAGCTACACCTATGTATGGTGGGCAATGCTTTGGCTTCTTTACGCAAGGCTGCCTTCAGTTTCAAAAGCTCGCTCAGAACCACGGCATCGACTTGAGCTTCTCATTCCTCTTTAATGAGTCTCTCATTCAACGGGCTAGAAACCTACTAGCTAACGCCTTCCTCAAGTCTAAATGCACCCACATGATGTTCATTGACGCAGACATCCGCTTTATCCCAGAGCAGATTCTGCCAATGCTAAGAGCAACAAAGACATCATCTGTGGCATCTATCCCAAGAGGAAATCAACTGGCAGACAGTTCGCAAGGCTATGGATGCTGGAGTGCCAGACAACGAACTAGAACACCATACAGGGGCTTTTGTTGAGGTCAATCTGATTGATTACCAGCCAGGAGGTGACTGTGCCTATCGGAGAACCCCTAGAAATCTGGAATGGCGGTACTGGCTTTATGCTCATCAAGCGTGAGGTCTATGAGGGGCTAATCGGAAAAGTGCCGACCTATCTGAACAATGTGATGGACATACCGAACCCTCAAAATGGCGAGGGCATCAATGAGTTCTTTGCTACTTGCATTGAAGAAGAGTCCAACATCCTTTTGTCTGAGGACTACTACTTCTGCAAGAAAGCCGTGAGCATGGCTTTAAGGTCTCGGCAGCGCCTTGGGTTGACCTAGCCCATGTCGGCCACATACGCCTTTGAAGGTCAGCTTCTTTAAAACGCCGTAAAAGTAGAGGTCATGGGGCAAACTGGGGTTAATACCGAACTGGTAATGTCCACGAACTTGCTTCATGTCACGAGCTTCTAAAATCTTCTCGTCAGATTGCGATAGATCAGTCACCGCAAAACGGTGCGTGTTTCTGTCGGTTGGTCTTGCGTGTGCCGTGTTCTGGTCTGCCAGTTGTAGCGCAGGAAGAAGAGACAAGACCACACCCCATCCTGCGTTCATGTCGTTGAATGTTTTAACCCAGCTCAGGGGTTATGTTCAAAACGCTCACGACTAGCCACGACATCAAAAGAATTGTCAGGAAAGACAAGCTCTTCTCCCTTTGCTACCAAATCAACCCCCGCCCCTATGCCAAGGTCTACGCCAAGGTCAGCGCCGGGTCTTTAAAAAACGGGCGAATCGAACCGTTCAGATTCCAGACTGCCGATCCTCTGAACACGCTTGTGTTGGAAATACTGAGGGAACTTCTCTCGAACGAAAGAGACAAACTCTAGTTGCGCTCGATCAGCTCACCGACAGCCCCACCGCTTTCTTGCTGCTGTTCCTCTCTCGCCTTTCCAGTTCTTGCTACGGCGCAGAACGACTTGTGGCGAGGACCAGACTCGGTTGGGGCTTTTAACTTGCTACCAGTACAGCCTTGTTGTACTTGGCACGACCTTTAGCGGTCAAGCCACCACCAGCTCTGACGAGAGCTTCTCACCTCTGCCGACAGAAAGATTAGGATTTTTAGCCATTACACATTCCTTTCAAAATGAGGCACATCAGGTAAAGACTTGAAGTTGCCACCCCATCTATTCTTAGGATGCAAGGATTCCCAGAAAGAACCTAGTTCTGCTAAAGCAACTTTATCCCACACGGGCTGTCCATCACGCAGAAAATTAAGGTCAATCGCAAGCCTTCTCATGTGATTGCTCTGCATGGTCTTAGTCTTGCCAGCCTTGAAGTAAATCTCTTGTTCGGTCTTGTGTGCGGTACAACTCACCGCCAGTAACCGTCCAGCCACGCTCAGTAGCGTAGCCAATGAGCTTACAAGCGTCTAGCAGGAACTCTGCTTGGTCATCAGAGCAAACTCATTTTTTAACGGCTTCCGCAATAGAAGGAACGACTTTCTCAACGCTGCGACCAATGACATAGCCACCCAAGCCAAGTTGGACAATATCCCATAACTTGAGGTATTCGGCTTCAGAAAGATTAGGCGCAGCCCACCCAAACCAACGGGCAACAATCAATCCCACAAAGGTCAGCATGGTTCAGTGGACGCCAACTTGAAGCCAGCCAGTTATTGCTTGCCGCCTCTGCTTGGACAATCTGCGCTTGAGCAGTAAATACAGCAAGGAATTGCTGCATCTTGTCCTTCATCTGAGCATCTGCGTCTGGAAAGAACTTATCCAGCAACTTGCCACCAACATCAAGAACTGCGGTTAGTGGGTCAGCACCATTACAAGCCCTCTCCGGGGGTTATGTACAACTCAGGTGTGCCAGATTCAGAAATGACAGAAACACGCACGTTAGATGAGTTTGTGCATTGAGGACCAGTAATGATGGAAACAGTTGATGGGGGAACAACAATAGCGTATTGAGCAGTACCAGTAGGCAAAGCCACATTGACTGGGTTAGAGCCGGGACTAATCCAAACATAGACAGGCTGTCCCGCATGGTTAGCAAGTCTGTATTGATTGCTTGGGCTATCAGAAAGCAATACCGCATTGTTGACGGAAGCGTTACTTGCCAGTAACTTGCAACGTCTTACCCATTGGGGTGAAGGCGATGTTATTAGCCATTAGTACACCTTCTTACCGCCACCAGAAGTGGGAGACATCTTGGTGTTCAATGGGCTAGTAGTCGGTGTAGCGTTGCCAGACATATCAATGACTAGCGATAGCCACCCATAGGGCAGTTAACGGGACTTCCAGCGTTGTAAACCGCCAGTTGCATCACGGGGAATGGGAGGGCGAACAGCAGTTGCAGTCTGCTGGTTCTTCTCATGGTCACGTTGGTGTGGTCTGTTCTTGCTCATTGAAGTCCTTTCTTTGACTCTTACTAAAAGGTAACTGAAAATCACGAATATCGCAAGGGTCGTTACACGCTCCCATATCGGATTCCACATTGTCCACCCACACATCACGCTGGTTGAAATTAAAACCAATATCGTGATGAGGCGGTCTGTGATTACGCCCCAACGCTACTCTGACCAAAGTGATTCCGTCCGTACTTATGCCCCTTATGACTGATGAAAACCATAGTCTAACCTCGCTCATCTTCATCATCAACTGTGCCGAATCCAGCGCCCCACTCATCGTCAGACATTTTCAATTTAATTGCCTCGAGTTTAGGGCGCGGTCAATCACCTTGGTCTTGTCCGTAATGCTTGCCGTAGGGTCTAGCATCACCTCCTTGAGCATCTTCGAGATGGCTTCCTCAAGGTCTTGCGGTTTATGCCTTTTTCTTCTTAGCCATTATTCTTCGTCCGATTGAAGTGGTCTCGTTAATGTGCCAGCAGCCACCGCTTGAGGTGCTGTTGCCATGCCCGGTCCAATTACTCTGCGTGTTCCGGGTTCTCCGCCGACCGCACGCTGAACAACTCTCGCTGGGCGGGTGCGTAATGGCGTGCCAACAAAACGCGCTATATCAGTACCCAAACCCTCTTTCAAGGCTTGCGTTGCTTCAGTCGGGCTTTCCCTTCAGTTTCCCAAATAGCCCTTACTTTGTTTTCTTTCCCAAGTTTTCCAAGAGTATCAATATCTTGCGGAGAACGTCTAACAGAAGAGCGCTCAGTTCTTAACATTGTTCCCAAACGCTCAAGAGAGATGTCTCCGCGCTCTATGCCACCAGAACGATACAAGTCTTCCAAAATAACACTATTGCGATATTGAGGGCGAATTTCTGCTAACTTAGCGGCAACAGCAGGATGATTTTTAGCAATGCTTGCGTCAATTACATCTACTAAATCATAGATTTCATGTGCATTAGTTCTGCTTGTAGACCTAGCGCGTTCTGTCAAAGCATTACGTAATCTTTGCAAACCTTCGCCTTGTATGCCAAAAGTATTTGGTTGAGCGCCAGTTCTGCTTGCGAGCTGATTGAAGTTTTTAACAATGTCTTCAGCAGCAGACCTGACTGCGGATGTGCCTGACGGACCTATTGCAGCAGCCTCTTCAGCCAAAATGTCTTGCACGGCTTTCACCGCATCAGCATCAATGTTAAAAGTTTTTCCTTGGTAAACCTTGTCAAACTCAGTACCAAGTTTAGTCAATCTTTTTTTAATAAAGTCTTTTGTTATAAAGTCTGCGCCTTCGCCAGTTCCTTGAGAAGCAAGGTTGTTGGCAAGTCGTTGGTTGTATTCACCAAATCCTTTTGCTCCGCGTTCACCAACTGGACCAAACTCTCTGACTTGAGAAGGAGACAGTTTGAAACCCAGCTTTTCTAAAGCCTTGGCTGATTGCTCACCAACAGCGCTAGTAGAACCAAGCAATGCTTTTGCACCACCTTTAATAGCGCCCGGCAAAGATGTGCCAAACCCACCAAGGATTTCTCCAACGGTTTGATAGCCCAGACACTTCTTCTCTTGGTTTCTTAATACCAACTTTGCCAAGAACTTTTTGCGCTTCCTCAACAGTAGGAAAAATGGTTTGCCGACCCATCATTTTGTCGCGTTCACCCGCTTCCCGTAAACCAAGAAACTCAGGGACATCGTAAGCGCCAAACTTTTCCAACTCTCCCGAACCACCAGCAAGACCCGTGGCAGCACCATAAGCGGTAGCGCCAGCCTTTTCACCAAAAGTAGGTTCTTTCGGTGTTTCAACTTTAGGCGCTTTTTCCTTTTCTCTACGAGCGCGAAACTCAAATTCTTCTTGTTCCGTCATTGTTGATTTCCTTTCAACCACTCTTGATAACGCTTCTCTTTTTCGGGGTCTGAGTAAGCCTCAGTCGCTCCGCCGCCTTTGACAGCCTGTTGCGTAACTTCACCGATAGTGGGTTTGCCAGACTGTCTACCAGCTTGAATAACCTCAATAGTTGTGTAAGGAATTGCTTGGTTAATTCTGTTGATAAGTCCTGTTGCCGCCTGTGCCTGACCGGGCGTGAGAGTGCCTGATTCAATGGCTGGCAAGATGTTCTCAACAGCAATACGCTTAATGTCAGCAAGTTTGATAGCAACCTTGTATGGGTCATCCGTACCAGCGTTGATATACAAACCTGACTGCATTTGCTTGGCAAGTTCAGACAAACCAGTAGCAGCGCCAGAGGCTTCAATAGAAGCAAGGTTACGACCAATACCAGTAAAGATGGTGTTCATCTCTTCTGACTCACGCTTAGTTATCTTTCTGCCAACATTGTTTCTTACATAGTTCAGCAAACCATCTTTGGTCTGTAAGTTTGGCAACAGACCCGTAGTAGTTCCTGCTGGCAATTCTTTAATTGATTCAAGCGCACTAGCCACGCCACCAAGCGAGTTAACGGCACGTTGCGCCATCTGTTGTTGCTGAGTAATCTTGGCAGTCTTTTCAGCCGCCTTTGCGCGTCTGTCTTCTTCATGCTGAATGGTTTTTCCCAAGTCTTGCAACAACTGCATAGCCATCTCTGGTCTGCCGTTCTTGACATAAGCATTGATGATTGAGTCAGCGCCTGTTTTAGCCGAAATCTCGGAAGCCTTGTACATGGCAGCCTCTTTGTCGTAAGGCAAGAGTTTCATGTAATCCTCTAGGTCTTTACGCAAGTTCTCGCGTATTACCTTGATTCTGTTGAACTCCTTGTCAAACTCTTCTTTCTCACGCTTGAACAAGTCGGCACGACCCTTTTGCCAGCCACTCATCATTCCTGTCATAGCGTTCATGGCGTTCAAACCAGACTGCTTGCCAGAACTGCCTAGAGCAACACCAAGGACAGAAACAATGCTAAAAAGTCCACCGAGGGACTCTGCGTTGTCTTTTGTGGGATGGAACTCAGGATAAGGAAACTCAGCCTCTTTCTTCTTGTTGTCATCGACATAGGTCTTTGCTTTATCGGCAACTTCCTTGGCAGCCTTATAGTTCTCACCCGCCACATTAGCAGCTTGAGTTAATTCAGCGCGTTTGAGTTCTCCTCTAGTCGCAACCACATCATTTGCCACTCGTTGCTGTTCAGCAAACACTTGTGGCATGGTTTTGATTTTTGAATAATCAGGCTCTTTAAATGGGGCAGGAGTCATGTCCGTCCCAAGAGCAGCATTAAGTGCTTGGTTATCTGTTGCCATGTTTATGCCCTCTGAGCTAACGGCAAGCCCCCTGCAACCATTGCGAGGCTTGTGTAGAAGTTCTGAGTGGCTTGCTGAACCTGTTGGTCAGCCTGTAAACCAGTCTTAATAGCACCAATAGCAATACTGTCACCAATCTGGGCAACCTGTAAATCCATAGTTGTATTGCTGTTGTAACAACTGTTGTCTGAATTGTTCTGCCTGTACTGCCGCCTGTTGAGCGCCAACACCGCCACGTTGCTCAACACCTTGGGCTAATCTAGCCTGTGTTGCTTGTAACGCTTGTTGACCAGTAGGACTCAACTCACCAGCTTCGGCTGCTCTGACAAGTTCTTGTCCTTTTGTTTGGTAAGGTTGTGCAAGAGCTTTTTGCTCGGCTGATGCTTGTTCTGCTTGCTTGGCTGCTTGTTTGCTCTTTGCATAACCAAGAGTTCCTAGACCTCCAGCCAACCCAAGGCGAATCATGTCTTGAGAAGTTAGGTCTTTTGTCAGACTTTTCAAAAAATCTGTTTTTTCTGGGGCGGGGAAGTCGAAAGGGCTTGCCCCATTTCAAACGCTTCCCGAGCCAGTAGGTGTGCGTGGTGCGCTAGATACATCACCGGGTGCGGTGGTCGCTTTTAGGTAAGCATTTTGAATATCTTGGTTTGTTGCAGTAGGCTGAACATTCGCTAACCCGCCCTCAGAAGGGAAAAAAACTGTTCCCGTATAAGGTTCTTTTGCTATCTCTCCTCTGGGATAAAGGTCTGGATTTGCTGCCGCAACCTCTTGAGGAGACTGTCCACCGGGCTGAAAGTCACCAAATTGCTCTGTTACAGGGACATTTCCGTAGTCATATATCATCATTTTCAAACTCTAGCAAGCCAGTTTCAGGGTTAGTCGTACCAGAGCCACCCAAGTCTTTTAACAACTTAGCCTCTTGGGGAGTAATGTGAGCAAGGATGGTGTCTTTTCCCCGTCCTTTGCTTGCCAGCATAGATGCTATCTCAGCTAAGTCGCTAGTAGCGTTGATGTCTGCTTTGAGCAGTTTTGCAATCTTTTTCATTTAACCCTCCTGACCCATATATCTTAGAGACTCTACGTTCCAACCAGATGCTTTAGTTTTCTCATCCTTGTCACCACCGAATATTGGCGCACCGGGCGTCACCAATCCTCAACGCTTGCGACAATGCCTCGAAGCCGGGCGCTTGTCCAGCCCCAGTCGTTGTTACGCTAGTCGGTGTATAGCCACCGCCACCAACAGTCTGAGCAGACCTTGTTGGGCGTAAATATGTCTTGTATCGAACCACCGACCACGCTCTTAGTCAAAGTGCTTCCCACAGAGCCGGGTTCAAACCCAGCCGATTCACTAGCAGCCTCGCCACCAGCGCCAGCAAGACCACCGACTACACCGCCAGTCACGATGTCAGTATGCAGAGCCACCCTTCAAGGCAGCTCGTGTAGCTCCAGATGTAGCGCCACTAACCGCAGACTTTTCAACAGTTGGAGCAGTAGCCGCAGCAGCCGTAGCCATATCTCCTTTGCCCGTAGCAGGGTTAAAACCGCCACCAACGTCAATATTGTTCAGCACTTGGGTTTACTGGTTGGTAAGCCTCACCCGCTTGCTGACCAGCAAAAGAAACCGCACCAGACTTAGCAGCATCCTCAACAGAGCCACCATTTGCATAGGTCACAACAGCAGACGCAGCAGGAGCAGGAACGCCAGCCGCAGTTAAGAGGGTTGTCTCAATCAATGGCAAAGGGTTGTTGATGATGTTTTGACCAACAGCCTCTACCTTTTCTACCGCTTTTTGTACGCCACCCATATCACGCTCCAAACTTCAATTCAAACGTCATCTGACCAGAAGCATCTGGTTTCTGACTTACTCTGACTGGTATCTCAGCAGCGTTCAAGACACGGCTAATCTCTGGACTTGTAGTGGTCGTAACAGCGCTTTTGAAGCCAGCCTTAAGCATGGCTTGATAAAACTCTTTTACGGCATTTATGAGGTTTTTGGGCTTATCTAGCGTAGAAATATGCACTTCCGCTACTCCGGGAGACAAGATGTTGTAAATCAACAAGGTGTTTCCGCTACGCATAATCCGTGTTTTCCCGCTGTGCAGATGCCACCAACTTGGAATAGACCTGATTAAAGTCTCCACCAGTCTTCTCTACATCGGCTTTTATGATGTCCCGTGGGTCAGCCTTAGAGGAGGAACGCTCCTTCTTGACTTGCTCAAAAACTGATTTTTCTTGGGGCGGGGGAAGTGTTTTCATAATCAAGAACTCAGGTTGAGGGACGCAGCTATCTGTTGGTGAATGTACAAATGACTAGCCAACCAGTCATAAAAATCATTCTCATTATTGAAGTCAACATCCAACATATTGAAGGGATTATTGAGTCCAAGCAGTCCAGAAAACGCCTGATGCTCGACCTGATGAGCCAATAACCAGTCATCTAAATTAGCCGTATCAGCGTCAATTAAAGGGAAAATCGGCACACTTATGCCAGCATCCATGAAGGTTTGCTGAAATAACTTGTGTTGCAAGCCATTCTCAAACAAAAACTCCGTCAAGGAGTCATTGTTTCCATACTCTACGGCTGACAAGGTATCGAAATTCATCGGTCAGCCTTTTTGTTTAAAAGTTCAAATGCAGTTTTAATCTTCTCTTCCAAAACGGCAACGCGCAAATCTAGTTTTGCAAGCACGATGATGAGCGTAATCAACGCCAACAAAAATGGCGAGGCTTTTGAAAGAATATCAAAAAAATCCATTATTTATCAGCCTTGCCATCTAGCTTGTCAAAGATGCGCTCAAGCACATCATCAATCTTGTCTAGCCTTGCGTTTATCTCAGACTTGCTCACATAGTTCTTGGCTATGTCAACCTCAACATCTTTCAAAGATGACTTGAGAGCCTTCACAGAATCCCATATCTCACGACACCACCACCCTATTGCACATAGGATTGCACCACCGACTGAGATTAAATATGCTTTGAAATTCCATGTTAAACAGCGTAGTAAGGCACTTTGACAACCGTGCCGTTAAGGTTGACTTGTATGTATCCTGCTGGCACTAAAGGCAAGCTAGACGTTGCGAATGTTGCACTTGCGCTTGTGGTCGAGGTCAAACTGGTTACTTGCACATTCATCGTGCCAGACGTAATGTTGGCGCTTGCGTATGTGCCATTTGTCTGTGTAGTGCTGTTAATCGTGCCACCAGTAATCACTACCGCATTAGCGTTCTGAGTAGACATAGTGCCAAGCCCTGTCACCGCAGAGTTAGCAATAGAGATGGCTACGTTGACAGCGTTAGTTACTTGTCCTTGAGCATTGATAACAACTTGAGAAACAGAGGTTGCGTTGCCATACGTTCCAGCAGTAACCGTAGTGTTAGCAATAGAAATCGTGCCTGTGGTCGTAATAGGACCGCCAGTAAGCCCTGTACCAGTTGCAATGTTGGTTACAGTTCCGTTAGTTCCACCAGCAGTTATTTGGACCGTCTTTAGCATGCGTTATTACTCCATCCCGCATTAGTTGAAAGGGTTGTAATGAAGGTCTGTAAATGGTGCAATCAAACAAAGCCGTTGTTTGAATTTCATTTTCATAAAGGAATGAAAGATGGTCATTTAAATAAGTGTAAATCTTGTTGTTACAAATGGGTAAAAAACTACCGACTGACCGAAGTGGGAAAGTCCAATCGGAAAAAGAGAAGCAATACCCAGAAAACAAAAAACGCTACAAATTAACCGAGAAAGGCAAGTTAGCCAACAAACGATACAAGCGTGAGCCAACAAAAGAATCTGCTCGAAACGCAGTTCGTTACGCTTTGAGGACTGGAAAAATAAACCGAGAGCCGTGCTTTGTATGCGGAGAAGTTGGTCAAGCGCACCATTCTTCATACGCCCAAGACATGAAACTTGTTGTGACATGGCTTTGCCAACCACATCACAATCAACTTCATATTGAACACTCTGGTTATAAATCATGGTCTTAATACTTTTATACTACATGCCATCGCCCGGAGTGATATACACACTAGCTGTACCACTAGAAGTTATCCCAGAAAAGTAAGCGTTTGGCACAAAAGTCAATATCTCATCCGTTCCAGCTAGTAGCGGAAAAGATGTTCCAGTAGTTGTGACTACAACAGAATTGTTAGTCGCATCACTAGCAGTTGAGCCGTAGCCTAAGAATACGGTCACGTTGCCAGAGTTGATGATGCGGTACTGGTTGCCACCAAGCGTAGTAGATACGCATTGGATAGGCGTTGGCGCACTTGTGGCAGCAGTAAAAGTTACTGTGTTGCCAGTCTTGGTAAAAGCATTAAGCCCCATCTGTCACCTCAATCCATGAAGTTGTAGCCTCATCCCATGTGTAACGCTTGCCATCTGTGGGCATTGGCGTTGGAGCATCCCAAAGACAAGTGTCTTCATTCAAGACCCATGAGGGATAAGACTGTGGAGGAATAAACACATCACGCTGTTCGTCATAGGTGTAGCCAATGCCAGCGTAGTTCTTACGCAAGGGTGTGCCACCAGTTGCGTGAACACCGCCATGCGTGTTGTATGAAGTCTGCACCCATCCATGACCAAAGATGCCAGAATCAATGACCTCTTGTTCAGCCACGATGACTTGAACGACTTTTCCATTTTCTACTTTTGCAAAGTGTGACACTTGTTTCTCCTTATGCCGTGTATGTTCCAGATGATGTAAATTTCAAAATTGTGTTTGAACCGTTGGTTGTGACTGTTGGTGAGCCTGTGGTCAATCCTGAGTAGCGTGATGTTGGTATAGAAAGAATAACAACACCAGAGCCACCAGCCGCAGCCGAAGTTGAAGGATTACCTCCGCCGCCACCACCACCACCCGTGTTGGCTGTACCAGCGCCAGCAGGAACGGTAGCTGATGGATAGTCAGAACCTTGACCTCCACCACCATTACCACCCAAGAAACCTGACATACCGCCGCCGCCGCCATAGTAAATTGATGTTCCTGTTATAGAGGAAGCAACACCGACTCCACCAGCGCCAGAGGTAACACCTGCCGCACCCGCGCCACCACCGCTTCCGCCTTGGAATCTACCTGCTGAACCACCACCATAACCTTGATTGGCTGTGCCAGAGCCACCAGCATACGATGGTGGGCTAGGGTTGGTTGGACCAGAAGCACCACCACCAGAACCACCGTTGCCACCTACTTGTTGATTCCATGCACCGTAACCACCACCTGTTGATGTGATTGAGCCAAAGACTGAGTTAGCACCAGCACTTCCATTAGAGCCACCTGCATTTCCAGCGCCACCAGAACCACCCGCGCCAATGGTGACGGTGTAAATAGTTCCAACGGTTAGTAACAAAGCAGACTCAGCAGATGCGCCGCCTCCTGATGTGCCAGCAGAAGTTCGGTAGCCACCAGCCCCTCCACCGCCACCAGTTGTAATTCCGGGATAGCCTCCACCGCCTCCGCCTCCGCCAGCGACAACTAAAAAGTCAACGCTATATGCTGGAGTCAAAGACCCGCTAGAAGTAAATGTGTGAATGGTGTTGCCACCAGAAGATGTGACTGTGCCGCCAGTAAACTTTTGTGAGCCAGCGTAGGAGATGATTACAACGCCAGAGCCACCGTTACCGCCTGATACAGAACCACCACCTCCACCGCCACCACCAGAGCCTGTGTTAGCAGTAGCATTTCCGCCAATTCCAGAGTTAGCACCACCATTGCCTCCGCCAGCCGCACCAGTTCCAGTTGTTTGCGCTCCGTTAGTACCGCCACCACCGCCTCCTGCGTAAGTGACGCTAGAGCCACTTATAGAAGATGCAGTACCAGCACCACCGTTACCACCAACAGAGGATGTGCCAACAGCACCCACAGCACCAGAGCCACCACCACCACCTCCTCCGTATGCAGGAGATGTTCCTGTGTTATTTCCACCAGCGTAGCCTTGTCCGCTTGTGCCAGAACCTCCAGTAGTAGAACTGTAATTTCCACCACCGCCAGAACCACCAGATTGCGGGGTGTATGTTGCATCGTAACCACCGCCACCGCCACCTATTGCGGATGTGGCATAACCACTAAACACAGAATTAGAGCCAGTGTTTCTATATGGAGCAGAACCAGCACCAGAACCACCACCGCCAACGGTAACTGTATAAATTGAGTTGGCATCAAGAGTCAGACCAGAACCAGAAAGCAAACCTCCAGCTCCACCTCCACCTCCACCGCCATTACCCGCACCACCAGAACCACCACCAGCAACTACTAAGTAACTCGCTGAAACAGATGACAACGGGCTAAGTGCGCCAGAAGATGTGAATGTGTGGATGAACTTGCCACCTGACTGGGTAACAGTTCCACCGCCAAATAATTGCGTGGCTGATGTGTATGAAATGATGACTACGCCTGAGCCGCCAGCACCACCTGATGCAGAAGAAGCACCGCCTCCTCCACCGCCTCCAGTATTAGCAGTTCCAGATGTTCCAGCCGCACTTACACCACCAGCACCCCCTCCACCAGAACCTCCAGTTCCAGCAGAGCCACCAGTATTTGTAGAACCACCGCCACCACCAGCATAAGTGACCGATGAACCAGAAATGGACGAGGCAGTACCAGCGCCACCATTACCGCCATTTACTCCGCTTGCATTACCGCCAACAGCACTAGCACCACCACCGCCACCAGTTCCAGTATTAAGAACTTGAGTACCACCAGCATTACCTTGTCCAGCAGTTCCTGAACCAGCAGTAGAACTAACATAACTACTAGCACCGCCACCAGAACCGCCTGTTTGACCATTTCCTGTGTTGTATCCACCAGCACCGCCACCTACTGAAGCGGTCAAAGCACCTAATTGAGATGTTGTTCCGTTTGAATTTGTCGCACCACCAGCACCAACAGTTACCGTGTAAGAAAGAGTAGGGTTGAGTGATGTTGTGCCTGTTTGATAACCACCCGCTCCGCCACCACCTCCATTTGCAGAACCACCAACACCAGTAGCACCACCACCCCCGCCAGAAACCACAAGGTAACTAGCAGATACAGTTGTGCCAGAAGTCCACCCAAAGGCGGCTAGTGCGGCTGCTCCAACTTTAGATAGGCGTGGCATCTCTTGTCCTTATGCGAACTTGGTCTGCGAAGCAAAAACAGTAAATGTTGCACTTCCTGTCTTCACAATTACATACGTATAACTGTCAACAGAACTAGCATTTCCAGAAGTCGGTGCAGAACCACCCTGCCACTTAGGTGTGACAGAGTTGCCATCAATCGTCACAGCAGAGTTGTAATACGCAGTAGAGCCTTGCGTAACCAAGAAAGTAGCAGACAACGATTGACCCGTAGCCATTACAGAATCTAGTGTTGTGCCACTATTTCCTCTGAAGTTAGTAGTCCAGTTTCCACTAGCATTTGTCGTGTAATACAAAACAACTTGCGTCAATACGTCAAAGTTAACTGTGCCAGTCGCTGCCGTTGCAGAAACAGTAGCAGTCTCTTTCATTTCAGTAACAGTCGTATTAGTTACTGTTAAATTGCCAACGGAGCTAGTTGTGCCACCAAGGGTCAACGTAGAGTTACCAAGCGTTACCGTGCTATTGGATAAGTAGTTGTTTGGGAAAGCTGATGCAACGCTACTAATCGTGACGTTAGCAAGCGTCATGTTGTTTAGAGTAGTTACGGTGTTGCCGAGCTGGATAGCCGTGTTACCAAGCGTAATAGTCGTAGCAAAGTTGCTATCTAACTGAGATAGCGGGATAGCACTCGTTGCGCTACCAAAGGTATATGGAACTGCCATGTTAGAACCTCACTCTTAATTCGTGTTCGTACTCGAACCCATTGATTACAAAATTAGCACCAGTCGATGTCACAGTCATACCCAAATACTTGCCCCATTGCCGAGCATCCGTCTTGTATAGGTTATAACCCGTAGCACCACCATACCAACTGATTGTCGTAGAACTGTTGTTTACCCAAGAAATTGTATTACTCAGATTATTTATCCAAGTCACAATTTGTCCAAGCAAAACTGGTGCGCTAGAACCAGTCTCAGAATCCACCGTCACCGTCAACTGAGCAGAGTTTGTCAGCGTTGCCTCAATCCCGACCTTCAAGGCTTGCTTCGTCCTAATCGGGTCTTTCATCGGATTTAAGGAAGTCTGCACATAACTGCTAATCTCAGACGTAGAGTCTGAATACAGACGCACACAAGAGTTGCCATCTGTCCCGTAAAGGTTAATCCTGCCACCAAGCGGAGCAGAAGTGATGTAAGCCAAATTGTTACCAGCACTAGTGAAGAACCACTTTTTCTCAAAGAAGATGGCTTGTATATACCGACTAGAACTTGATACCCCTAAACCACCCGTATATTTGAAATTAAAGGCAGCGCACAAGATGTTGTTCAACAAGACCTGACCCGCATAAACTGGTGCAGTAAAGTCAATGTTAGGGAAAACCCCATCTAGGCTATCTGAAATCTTGGTTGTCGTAGAGCCAACTAGCGCATACACGCCATAGTTGTTCATAAACAGAACCGAGCGGAAATAAGGGTAAATGGCGTTTGGTAACTTTGTGCCGACAGACGCACTCACGTTAGTGTTTGTGAAGAGGGTAGTGCCAACAGCAGTCACCCTGACATCAGAGAAGACGTTGATAGAGTCATCTCCAAAAATGTAGAGGAAGTTATTAGCAGACAGTAACTGGACTATGTTGCCATGCAAGGTAGCGTCAGTTAAGGTGACTTGTCCAGCAGAAACACTTGTAAAGTCGCTATACGACCCTGCCCCTGTGTAGCTGACTGTGCGTCCATTGGCTATCCAAACACGCCCTGAGAACGACTGGATGCCTACATTGGGTTCTAGATTGATGATGGCTTTAGCCGTAGCGTTAGAGCCACCACCCCCAGTAATGCTTACCGATATGTTGGATGCGTTGGTATACCCACTTCCTACATTGGTCATTACGACTTGGGTAACGATGCCACCAGAGACTATGCCTTGAGCAGTCGCATTTGCACCACCACCACCGCTAATGGTCACACTCAGATTAGACGCATTGGTGTAGCCTGTGCCACCACTTGTAACCAAGACAGAGACAGTCCCAGTTGCAAAGGTCGTAATCCCTGCTACTGCATTAGCACCAGAACCACCGCCACCCACAAAAGTAATGGTAGGAGAAGCGTTGTAACCCGTACCAGCTTCTGTAATCGTGATAGAAGAGACTGCATTAGCCGTAATGGTAGCAACAGCCGTGGCTTGCACTCCATTTGCATTGTTTGGAGCAGAAATGACAACTGCTGGCGCTGAAGTAAAACCAGAACCACCTTGCACAATGCCTATTTGACCAACAGAACCAATAAACACTAAGTTTGTGCCGTCCCAAGTAAAATAGCCCTTGGCAGGGTCAGCAATTAAAATTCTGTCATTCTTCCATTGGGAGATGTTGACTCCACTAGAGCTAAACGTCCCTGCCGCCCCTATCGTTCCCTTGGCATTGGTATCTAGCCTGACATACTCAGCCGAGCCATTTGACTCAAAAGCAATTAAGTAATCAACTAAGCCAATATTGGCTGACTTGTAGTAAGTGACCGTGCTAGAAAAAGTAACGCTACCGACATTAGAGTAGGTAGGCGTGATTCTGAGGTTGCCATATCCAACGGGCATGGCGTTCTCAAGCCAATAAAACTCGTCATCCCCAATAGCCGTTCTGTTCGCCTTGGTGTTAACACCCTTGAACTGCTTGACAACTTCGTAGGACTTTTTTTGCTCTGCGGCTGCCATGTCTTAGAACGGTGTTGAATACGGGGTTGGAATCCTTCTAGTGAAAGTGGAAACCAATACCGCTTGGGTTTTTTGCTTGTACTGCTGTAAATAGATTTCTGCTTCGCCAAAAGACTGTTCGTAGTATTTGGCAAGATGAGCAGCGTAGAACTGCACAACAGTATCGTATGGGTCAATGATGGTATCTGTATCTGACAGATTGACCATAGCAGTAGGCAAAATAACCGTGTCCAAGTCAATTACATAGGCTTGGTCAGGTACTGGTCCGACATAAATTTGAGATTGACCGTAAATGCTAAAGCAAATAGGTCGCTGAACATTGTTCTGCCAATAACGCAACTGGGCATTAAAGTCAGACCAAGGCAAATAACGCATTGGGATTCTAGAGTTTCCCCAATACAGATTGATGTTGATGATGTCTAACGTCTGCAAACCAGATGGCAAGCAAGAGAAGTTAATCACTTCGCATGGTCCTGCATACTGCAAAGTAGCCGTGCCATCGGCTAAAGTTGTTGTAGGTGGATAAACCTCACTCGCAGATGGGTAGGGAGGCGAGGTTGTGCCAAGCACACCACCACTTACAACTTTATAAATATAGATGTTAGAAAAGACATAGCTATCAGTCGCTACGCTCAAACCAGCAGACCAAATAACTGGGTTGCTACCACCCGCTACGGGGGTGCAAGGGGTTTGCGAAGTTTGGATTGTTCTCAGACACCCTGTGTCGCGCACGACACGCTCACGCGCACTATTGATATAGCCGATTAGCTGGTCATTAGTGTAGAAGTTAGCAGTTGCGTCATGCAGCAAATATCTAACTTGCGTGATATAGCCTTGGAGTGTTTGAGCCATGCGTTATCCATCGTTTTGCAGAGTTGACTTTTCCCCCAACCCGTTTGGGAAGGGGTACTCGCTCAACCACCGGGGATAACAAGTGGTTCTGCACGGGAGGCTTATCTGTGATTTCAAATTTAGACAAAATCTTCAATCCCTCTGGAATATCGTTCTTTGTCTTAATCAAAGCGAGCCTCGCCATGTATTGTTCTTTATTGGGGTCACCATGCCCAAATATGTGACAAACAGCATCCTCTGGCGCTTCAACCGTCTGCCCTACGGGGAAGGTGTACGGCTTGTAAGCGTAAGAAAACGTAATGGGTTTTTCCCATTTGTTCGTCACATATAAGGTTTGCATAGCTTAGAAGTTTACTGTGTCACCATATACGCGAATGTCAACTGTGCCAGCGACTGCTGTGCCGACTTTCACGAATAAGGCTTGGCTGTTGTAACCCGACACAATCACGTTGCCACCCGTAGTTAACGGAATGTCTTGGAATGTGCCAGTACCTGAGAGGCTGCTTAAAGTAACAGCGTTTGCCACGATGTTGCTGGTGTTACCGTCATTGCTCGTAAAGATAGTGATATTTCCAGTAGCCACGCTTGCGCTTGGGTTTTGGACTGTCACTCTACGAAGAATAACTGCACCAGAAGTAGCAACGCTATTACCAGCAGTCAACCCACCTTTTAAGATGGGCAGGGCAACAACAGCATTTCCAGTAGTAGCTAAAGATACCGCTTGAGCAGAGGCAACCGCATAGTTGCCAAAGCTGTCTGGGTAATTTTGTCCAACTGCGTCTGGATTTGCCATGATGTCTCCTTAACTTGCGTAAGTGCTAGAGACATTCTGACCACCGTTGGTAGCCAACAGAGTCACAGTATCAGCAGATGCAGTAGATTTTGCATATACGTTCACACCATCAGAGATGACAACACCACCAGTATTGGCAGCCATAACAGTCGCATTAGACGAACCGTTGTAAGCGACCACAGAAGTGTTTGCTTGTGGGAACATGATATACACACCAGCAGGAATCACCGTACCGTTACCAGTACTTGTTGATGTGATTGTGGTGGTTAAAAAATACGCACCAGCCGTGTTGGTTTGTGCGCCAGAGAGGATGATTTTGTTTGTGCTTAATGACATGGTTAGTTTCTCCTTATAGTGACAAAGAGTTGTAACCCGACACTACTGACATTGACTTAGGTTTCGTTGAAACCATTTCAGCAATCATCAGAACAGCACCGACATAACCGATTTGCCAGTTCGGGAGTGTGGACTCAAATCCTGTAAACACGAACGAACCTTGCTCATGGACATAGAGCGAGAGATAGTTAGTGTTCAAGAAGTACACAGTACCTTCTGGGCAGTATGGGTCTGGGTAGATTGGCACACCAGCAACCATCAAAGCGCGGAAAGCGGCTTGAGGACCGTTAGCATCACCATCAAAACCGTGACCGGGTGTGATTACGTATTGCTCTTGACCTACGAAGTCTTGAGCCAACAGCGTCCAAGTACCAAATCCGCAGACACCAAAAGAAGGCACTTCAGCGCCATTCTTCACAGTACCAGAGATGTACTGAAGGATGTTTTGACGGGTTGGGTTGACGTTACCAGCAGAATAAGCCTTGGACTGCCACCATGTGTAAGCAGAACGGCTGATGTTGCCGTATGTTCCAGAGGCAGAAACTGCGGCTGGCAAGCCTGTGAACTGCTGAGTGTTCGTGGTGTTGTTATACAAGGCAGTTGCCATTGCATCCATCATCACGTTGGTAGCATCGTTCATACGAGCTTCAATCAAAGGAATGATTGCAGCGTCTTGCTGAACTGCACCTTCCATACCGAGGAACGGCACGGGGGCAATCATCAGTTTCAAGTCAAACTCAGCGTTGAAAGCACCTTGTTGGACTGAAGGCTGGTTGAATGAACCAGAGTAGTCAGACCATTGGGCGTTAACAAATTGAGCGCCTTGAACTGGAACGGTTACAGATGCAACACCACCAGAAGCAGTTTGACTGTTAGCAATCAAAGCCGCCATCAAAGGTGTCGAGTTATAAAGTTGAACGACCAACTTAGGGATAAATGCCCGGCGAGTTACATACGTAAGCTCGGTGTATTGGGTACTACCCGTTGCTGGAACGATACCGCCGCCTATTGGCATAAGAATCTCCTAAAAAATATCCCCTGTTTACAAACCAATGGGTCGCGGATTTTTCCGCAACTCATTGAGCGCTTTGGAGGCTTCATCCCGCGCAGCCATAACTGGGTTCTTATAGTATTTACCTAAGTCGAACTTCGCAACAGCACTTGGGTTGTAGCCAGTCGGTGTCGGTACTGCGGATTGTTTCATCCAGCTCCAATACTCGGCAGCCGCTTCGTGATTCGTAATGCCCTTGTCGAGCATTATTTTTTCAACTTCTTCAATTTCGCTTTCGTCTTGAATCAAGCCTTTTTTGATGAGCTTCATTCTGCGTGCATCTAAATCAGCAAGAGCGTCCTTCTCACGCATCTTGGCTTCTAGTTCCTCGACACGCTTGTTAGCACTTGCTACCGCAGATGAAGTGTGTTCTTCAATATCTAACTCAGGAATGACAAGACCGGGCTTGACCTTCTTGGTCAGGCGCAGTATTTCTTTCCGTGTGTCAGGATTGTCGGACAGTTCACGCATCAGCAACGCCATTTGGTCGCGTTGCTCAAAGCTCATATCTTCTAAACTCATAGTTATCCCCTAGTTCAATCAGATTACTTTTTTGCCATCACCGGGCTTTTGAACTTGCATCTTGTTCTTAGAACCAGTTGCAGTTGGAGAGTCCAAGCCACCCAGTTGGGAGAAGCGTGGAGTGTTGGTCACAACACCGTTTTGTTGGTTGTTGTCTGTGGGTCTGCGTGGGTTGTTAGCGCCACGGGGCTTAAAAGGTCCACTTTAGTACTCCTTAGTGAAGATGTTTCCAATTTTTCCTGTCAACTGATGTTAGCGACAGACTTACCATCAATACCGTAAATTCTTCCTAATTGTTTGAAAGAGTAATTTCCAGTATCAAAAGCATCTCTTATCTCATAAATCTGAGATTCTAATAAAACGCTACGCCCGTGATTTACACCTTTAGAGTGATTGCCTCTTTTTCTGTCTTCTCTATCACGAGCATTTTCTTTATATGTACCAAGATATAAGTGCTTGGGATTTACGCAAGATGGGTTATCGCAAGTATGCAAAACATATTTGCCTTCTGGTATATCGCCATTTGTTGCTTGCCAAGAATATCTGTGAGCAAGCATCCATTTCGAGCCTTGTCCAAACTTTCCATAACCAAAAGCATTTTTTGATGCAGTCCACAAATGACACTCGCTCAAGGCGCAAATGCAACCTTTGATTCAAACCGAGATTGAATGGATTGCTTCACCATAACTTACATTGGAGTTGGTTGAGGAGAAGCGCCACCTCCACCAGCACCCGGCATTGACATGGGGCTAGGGGCTGCGCCCGGCATTGGCGGCAAGTTTGGAACAGCCGGGGCTTAGACATTGCCCGACCTTCTGGCGTAGCACCGCCAGCTTGGGGCAAGTTCTGGAGCATCTGAATAATCTCAGACTGCTGTAATTCACCAGTTTTTTGTTTCTTCTGACCGAGGACACCAGTCAGGCTACGAATAGCGGCAAGGGCTTTTTGCCCTTCTTCAGATTCGCTACCGAGGCTTGGCAAGGCTTGTTCAATCAAGTCCATCGCCATACTTATGTTAACTAACGCACCTTCTTTGTTTCCCATCTTGGGTTCGGGCGTAGACATAGGTGCAGACATTGGGGGAGTTGAAGCATCAGACATTGATGGTTCGGGTGCAGCAGAGGGAGTTCCACCTTGCTGTGAGCGAATCAAATCCAACATTTTTTCGTCTGCCATAAATGCCCTCTATCTTTTCAACAGTTCGGATTAAACCAAACTATTGTAGTTTGTCAGTGAGGGGCAAGTTTAGATTCCAGCCCCCCGAAGGAATTTGCAGTGGTCAAGCCACGCAATTAGAAGGGGCTGTAACCCCAACTAATTACTTGCGGCTCTTACGACCTTTACGACCTTTACGCATATTGCGCTCCTTGGTTCCTGAGGCGGCCACTTACTTACAAGGGGAAGCAGCCATACCCTTTTCCTTGCGGGAAATTATCGACAAGATTTACGACCGCGTTTCTCGTACATGGTGTTCTCCTAAGTTCGTTTGATTTGGCGCATAGAGCGCATCGCTTTTGCTGCGGGGTTGACTCTAACATCAACATTCTTGTACTGCAATGTGCCACCAGCGCCAGCTCTCTCAGAGCGACCTAACTCCCCAGTCGTTATTCTGGGTTGGTCTGCCTTTGGCGTTAATTGCTGTGTTGCCATCAAAGTGCTTTCAAATCTGGCTTTTCCCTTTTGGGAGGTTGCTCTTGCGGTTGAGGCTGAGAGGCTTGTTGCATCTCTCTTCTTCAACTTGTCTTTGAGTAATTGTTTCATCGGAGGCTCTAGCAAGTCAAGTAGTGACTCGGTGTCGATAGCCTTCGCCTTGAATAGATTAAACGCTAACTGGCGCAAATCCTCTGTGAAGATAGGCGAATTGCGAGTGGGCATCGACCTTGACCACATAGTCTTTCGTGAACTGCTCGGCAATAAATGGGTGACCGTCTTCGTCCTTGAAGTGCGTCTTGTCGTAGGCTTGCATGAGTTTGAGGTAAAGCGTTGCCACCTTCTCTAGCGAGTCTTCTACGATAAGGGCGCGTTTTTTGGCTCGGCTAGAACCAAGACGGGCAAGTTGTGAGGCGTGACCAGAAGAACGAACCCCAGATTCTCCCTTGCCTTGCAAGACAGAGGAGATGCCAGAGGCTTCTGAAGAACATTGCGTCTACTTCGTGGATAACCTCAAACAAAGATGAGGGCATCTCAGGGGCTAGGCGTTCAGCCTTGGCGTTTGGCATATCAGTAGCCAACAAGCCACCAGCGCGGTTTAGCGCAAAGTTCTTTTCATCCAAGATGCCTGTAAAGCCTGTCAGCGCTGTGGGAGGCGATGACTTGCTTAGAGAGCAAATCCAAGATTTCAGTCATGCGGTTATTGCGTAACTGCTGTAAGAAGACGCAGTCGCTGAACCTCAGACTGTCCCCAGTAGTAGTCAAACTGAGGGTTCGGGCAGACTTGAACAAAAGGCAATTCGCCTTTTAGGAACATTTCTTTGCCAGTTCTGTCGTAGATGAACACATCTGGGTCAGCCATTGTGATGACCTGATAGTCCTCAGTCTCATCATTCCAGACCCATAGCTCATACATCTTGACGCGTTTCTTCGGCTACACGCGCCTTGTAGCGGTTCATGCCAAAGAGGTCTAGGTTGACGTTACCGTAGATGGTGGGGTTGGACTGCGACATGATGAGTCGGTCAACGCCCTCTGGCAAATCCTCGGTCTTGGTATGGATGCTAGTCGTTATGCGTTTGACGATGGACTCTCGTTTTGGATGGGAATACAGACGGGCGAATAGCTCCGACTTCGTGATGTAGTACGTTTGGACAAGGGCTTCTTGCCTATCTGTATAAGGGGTGTCTTCTCGCAATACGCCAATACTGGCTGGCTCGACCATGTAGGGATGGATGCCGTTGTTGTACGACGAGTTTGACAAAGGTGGAGTTAAAGACCAAGTGACCAAGTAAGGGCAGAGCTAAATACTTGGTCAGCATTAGAGTTAAGCCATTCATCATTCAAGGCAAGCGTGAGTCTTGGAATCTTGATGTGTTCCTGATTCGGAACAGATGCCCCTACGTTGATAGAGAACCTGAGTAGTCTCTGCGGAGTAGAGGAAAGATGTGAGTTGGTCAATGTGAGGATAGATTTTGTTGAAGATGGTCGGGGACTCATCTGGACCAGCACCGAACAAGAACCAAGACCGTAGAGCAGCGTAGTCACCTTTGCGCTCTTGCAAGGACACCATGCACTTTTCAATCAAGTCACGGCAGAAACTGCTCTCTCAATAAATCGTTGCTTGGTATCCGCATTATTTGTCAATAGTCAGATTTTGATGGTCGTTAATGTAACTTGCCGCCTTTGGTCCTGTCAAATTGCCCATAGACTTAGGAATAACTGAAACAATCTCTGTTTCTTTGCCAAGTTGCGGACCAACGGGACGATTGAACCTTCCAGCGAGGGCAGATTTCATATCTAAGCGCTCCACCGCTTCCCCAAATGGCAGCGTCCCCCGGTCTAGCCTCGCGTGGGCGCTCTGCTGCTTCCTTGGCTTCCTTTTCTAACTGCTTTTTGCTTGTTTTGTTCTTACGAGTGAAGAATCCTGACTGATTTTCGCCCTCACGGGTGGATTTGATGTCTGTCATATCAAAATCCATCGCTAATTGCTTGACAGTACGGTCATTCTTCTTGGTAGCGTCTGACATGAGGGCTGGCGCTTGGAGAAACACCACATAAACCTCTTCAGCAGCAGTCTTTCATCGGGCATTTAGCTTCTCTGCTCTCAAAATACCTGTGTTTATCGCATTTGTAGTCCTTTAAGACCGCCATAGTTATCCCCTTTCAAGTAATTCATCAAGGGTAGGCTTAGAGTAATCCCCATGATTACTCACCCCTACCTTTACCTTTATTTGCCCATTGACTAGGTGTAAACCCGTTGTCCTAGCCAATCTTGGCTTTGCTTCGCGTCTATACGACACAAATCTGGTCTTATCACGGTTCTGCATAATGGCTACCTCGCCCTTTTCCCAGGCTTTGTAGCCTTTGCTGACCCGTATTTGGATGTATTCGGTCAGAGGATGGACGCGAAAGTAGAAAACATCTAGCAAATGCTCCTTGTTTATCCCACACAGCTCGGCAAAGAGTTTGACAGAGATGCCCCTGTTCTTGTCTTTGATAAAGCGCTTGATGATGGCTAGTAGCTCACGCTTGGGGATTACTTCTGACAACATACTCTACGGTGTATCCAAGGGATTGAAGGAAGTCTAAGAACTCAGTCTCTCTGTAAGAAGTTACACACTCAGGGTTAACCACTATGTGATTAGCAGAAACTAGTTTTCGCGAGGTTGAATGTGCGCCAAGAAGTCTAGAGAAGTCAAAGTCATCATGGAATGTGGGGATGACGCTCTCTAAAGCAAAGTCTCGCACCACATTCTCAGGGGCGTATTTCATGCCAAGCTCGGAAAAGCGTTGTCTCTTGACGCAAGACAGTTGCACATCTTCGTTCCACAAGTGGATGTCTGTGGCGTGGTTATGTGACGATGCCAAGTTTGTTAGGGGCTTCTAGGAAGCGTTTGCTTCTTAGGCTAAAGCCACCGTTTTGGACAATGGTGCGAGGGTGCTTGTCGTGCCAAGTCCCCCACAAGAGCAGTTCGTTGCCGACCATAGCAGCGTGGCAAACAGCCGCCAATGTAGTCATATTCGTAGTACTCAGGATGGAAGTTAGCCCCGTTTAGCACCCAACCATCGTCTTGCACCATCAAGCAGTAGTCAGTCTCAATGAAGGCGTAGAGGCTGTGCATGACAAATGTTGAATACATCATGTAGTCAAGAAAGCCTATTTGCTTCCACTCTATGCTCTCAGGAAGGTTCTCTGGCTTGGCAATAGACAGCAGTAGCCCCCTTGACCCAGAGAGTTCTTGCATAGACTTCATGAATAGAAGGAATGGCGCTAGACCCATCGTTGTGTCCGTAGACAGAGACTATGGTGAGGTTGTTATGTTCCATAGACCCCTATCCTTTTGAGGTAGTCCGAGACATTTCTGCCGACAGCGACTTCCTCTGGGGTCTTGTCTTCCAAGGCTCTAGAGACTTGTCGGCTAATCCTCATGTTGATAAGGCGGGGCTGGAGTTGCTCGGCATAGGCAGCGCAAGCCAAGGCACTAGCGATAACCCTATCGTCTTTGTTGCGACCAGAGGCTGAGATTGACCCACCTTCTCTAGTAATGGTCTTCATCTCTTCTAGGGTTTCCATGTCGTAGACCGCCATCATTCCGCGCTCAAAGTAGTCTTTGGTGTAGTTGAGCATCCGCTCCTTGGTCTGCACCGTAGTCAGCCAACCAATAGAGTTGGACATTCCTCCGAGGGTATCGTTCCTGCGCCAGATGTAGTTGGACATCGAACCGTAGACATCCATAAGTTGTCTGCCAATATCCCCTGCCATAGCAGCCGCTTGGCGTTTCAAGTTCTTGAGTTCGTTAATCACCGCTTGCCCCGGTCCATTGACCTCAAGGTTCAGCGTAGAGTTCTTGTATGCGCCAGCAAGGTGGGCAATGACCCAAGCAAACTGGTAGGTGTTCAGTTCTGAGGTTGGCAAACGCAGCCACTTGTTCTAGTCCGTCAGCAGTAGCACCGATAGACCTGGATGCAGAATCTATCAGCCCAGTCGCTTGACCCGTAGGCAGGGTCTGCGCCAATGACGTAGTAGGCGGTATCGACTGGCTCTTCCCATACCTTCAAGGTAGCCAAGCGCTCTGTGGACTTGACTACTTGGGTGTCTTGGAAGTTAGCGCCAAAGACATAGCGGTAGTTGTCATAGGTTATCTTCTTTGCAATCTTGGCTGCGTCTGTGCATCGTGGCTATGGAGAAGAAGGATAGTGCCTGTCATCACAAAGGCATAGTCCTCTGTGGGTGGAAACTCTTGGTACATCAGGGATTCGTCCTTAATGCCTTCCAACATCTTCCAGCGCCACCAAGCCATCTGTCTTGAGTTGACCTCAAAGTTGTAGAGCTTCTTAATATCCCGTGTCCACTCTTTCTCTTCTGGCGTCAAGCTTCGCCATCCCAGTAGACCTTGTAGATGTCAGACTCTGGGGTCAGCAGAATAGAACTCATTGCGCCACCAGCCACAGAAGATTGCCTTTCTGGGTTCTAGCCCTCTTAGCGGTGACATACATCTCATGGAACATATTGAAGCCTCTGAGCGGTGGACTCAAAGATGTAGAGGCGGTTAGGGTTAGTCTCTGCGAGAGAGGCTAGGCAGAGATGCCAAGCCTTCTTCGTCACCCCAAGAAGATGTCTCAGTGCCATGCAGAAAGGTAATTCCCTTACCGCGACCAAGAGAACCCTTAGCTCTAAGTCCAGCGACTTGGTAGAAGATTCTGCTTCGGTTCTTCAAGGAGAGGCTATTTCTGTTGTGGGCAAGCATGGGTATCTTGTACTCTTTTGGCAAGCCTTCCATATAAGCACCAAGAGTGCCTCTGAACATATCTCGGTTTCTCTCGGTATCTGTCACCAAAGTGCCACCGAGTCCTGCATTAGTAAAGTGCCAATAAAGGTCTAAGGCTAGGCTGATAGTCGTAATCCCTAGCTGTCTACCTTTCAGAATAACAAAGAAGTGAACCCCGTTAGCCAGACCTTCAGAGATTTCTTGCATGACATAGGTCTGAGTCCCTGAGAGCTTGTCTAAATTCCTAAGCCCCTCTTCCTTAGTCTCAATCTTCAAGTTAGAGCAGAACTTGTAGAACTGTTGCAAGTTAAATTTCATCTAAGTTCCAATGTAGTATGTCTCCAGCAGCCTGTTTGTTCCGAGCCACATTCAATAACTCTTGAACAAATATGGGCGAATATTTCTCTTTCCACTTAGCCACTAGAGCAATCTTCTGCTTCTTCGTCCTACAAGCCAAGGCAGCCCTGACTTCTCCTTGCAACAGTAACCTACTAGCCCTTAACTCTTCAATGTATTGGTTCGTATTGCTCAATGCGTTCCTGTAAGCGTCTTAACTCCCCTTCAGCTATCTGCAATAGCCTAGCACTCTCTGGTATGCACACGCATCAGCTCATGGAACAACTCCGCATGATTCATCGCATACACACGCTCCATATACGCCTTCTTCACATCTTCCATAGCCAAAGGCATCATCGTGTGGTCATGTCCATTTACTTTATTCTCCATACCCTCACTCCCTTCTAGCTCTTTGCGAGCAATGAACTTCCTCTCCAACTTCTTGCCAGTCCGATAGTTGTTGTTACACACCACCTGTAACACCCCATCCGTCACCAAGAAACTCTCCCCAATCTCCATATCCCGATATGGATACCTTCTCTTAGGTGGCGGTACTGGCACATCCCTACTAATCTCTACATTAACCATATATATCCCTCTACCAATGCTCACCAGTATAGATAAAAAAATAGCCACCCGCAAGAGTGGCTAAAGCCAGAAGGAAATGACAAGGCTTAACTCTAGCAGAAAAGTGATATTTTTTTGGGGGGAAAGGGAAGAGGGGCACGCACCTCAGCATCCTCAAACCCAAATCGATGACCACGCAAGCGCTGCCGTGCGCTGGTTCTGGTTACCGTACCCATTGCCCTTAGCCAGTAGCTGTATCGTGCATGGTGTAGCGTGATAGTGTGCGGCGGTAAGCTACAAAGCCCCTTTTGTAAGAACGGGTTGTTGATAATAACTAAAGGTTTTATGTCAAATCATTCAGTTTAGTCTTGCTGGGAACACCCAAGAGAAACTTTGCTTCTTCGGTGGCAACTATCCGCGAATCGTATCCTCGATTATACTCAATCTATTGATGATATTGAACAACGTCTAGAGGGTTCCGATTATCAGCTCGACGAGTTATTGACGTTGGAACCAGAAGCTAAACAGACTCATCCTCAAGCTGAAACTTCTCTGGTCGAAATTGCTAGTCAAGTGCGGCAAGACGGAGTAAATAGCCACTCTAGTCCGAAAAAGTCCCTTCTTAGCCAACAAACTCCCAAAAGGTGGGACCTGGTTTTAAGATCACTTCAGCACCAGAAACTCAAAATTTCAATACAGGCCCTTCTGGACAGGTCTTTGATTTTGGCTTGGTTCAACCATGGAACTAGCCAAACCGACTTTTGGCTGCAGAGAATTCCATCAAAGCCACCATTGTTGATTGTGAAACTTCTTCCCTTTCTGTGCAATGGTTTCACAGAATGTTTTAGCTAACCAAACTAATGGAAACGATACTAGAGCTAAATCACGCCAATGCGTCTCAGAAAGCAATTTGTACACGTTTCCCAAATCTGAGAAATGTTTAACTTTTCCATTCATAGCTAGTAAACTGGGAAAACTGGCTTAGCTAGCACTGAGCCCTCCACCTCAGAAACTCGCAGAACGCTAGCACAAAGGCTTCGTACATATCCTCCGCCGGAAGCCTGAGAGAGTGAGAAAGAATCGCCGCGGCGTCGTCCCTTGACGCCGTCGTCGGAAAACCCTGATGCGTGGGCAACCAGGGTCTGTTCGGCGATCTCGGCGGTGAAGCGAAGGGCAGGAAGCAGAAGCGCGGCGGCGGCGCGCCGCGCGTGAACCGCCCAGATCGCCGGCAGTCGCTGCTGCGCGCCGAGGTGCTCGATCAGGTGCTGCCGATCGACCATCGGGCGCGCGCGATCGTCGCGGCGGTGGAGCAGCTCGACCTGTCGTCCTTCTACGAGTCGATCGTGGCGCGCGGCAGCGATCCTGGCCGCCCGGCGACCGACCCTGCGATGCTGGTCGCGCTGTGGCTCTTCGCGACGCAGCGAAGGCGTGGGCAGCGGCCGCCAGCTCGCACGGCTGTGCGAGCGCGACGACGCGTACTCGGTGGATCTGCGGTGGCGTCGCGGTCGAACCAGCACACGCTGAGCGGACTTCCGCGTCCAGCCACGGCAAGCGCCTGGACGAGCTGCTCACGCAGCTGCTCGGCGTGCTCGATGCGCAAGGCCTCGTGCAGCTGAAGCGTGGTGGCGCAGGACGGCATGCGGGTGCGCGCGAACGCCGGCGCTGCGTCGTTCCGCCGCAAGACCGGCCTGCAGCGCTGCCTGAAGGAAGCGCGCCAGCAGGTGAAGGCGGTACGAGCCGAACTCGACCACGACGATTCGACTCGTAGCGACCGGCAGCGGGCGGCGCAGGAGCGTGCCGTGCGCGAACGCCAGCAACTGGTGCAGGAAGCGCTCGAGGAGCTGAAGGAAGTTCAGTCGATGCGCGGCCTGGACGACGACGACGACGAGACGGAGACGCTGCGGGCCTCGACGACCGATCCCGAGGCGCGCGTGATGCGTATGCCCGACGGCGGCTTTCGGCCTGGCTACAACGTGCAGGTCGCGACGGACACCGAAGACGCGGGTGATCGTCGGCGTGCAGGTGACCAACAGCGGCAGCGACCTTGGGCAGCTGACGCCGATGCTGGAGGACATCCAGCATCGCACCGGCCGCAAGCCCGAGCAGATGCTCGTCGACCGGCGGCTACGTCCAACTCGACCAGATCGAGCGCGCCGGCGCCGAAGGCGTGACGGTCTTCGCGCCGCCCCAGTTGCCGCGCCGACGAGAGCATCGATCCGGCGAAGCCGAAGGATGGCGACGGCCCGCACGTCGCGGCATGGCGCAGGCGCATGGGCACGGAGCGGGCGGCGAAGATCTATCGAGAACGAGGATCGGTCGCCGAGTGCGTCAACGCGGACCTTCGGCAGCATCGAGGGCTGAGGCAGCTGCCGGTGCGCGGCCTCGACAAGGCGCTGTGCATCAGCCTCTGGATGGCGCTCGCGGTACAACGTGATGCAATGGATCAAGCTGTCGCCGCCGCTCGCCATGAGCGGCCGGCAGGGCCTCGCGGCCCTGCTCGCCGCCCGCGGCGAGGCCGCGGGCGACCGCAACTCGCGCTGAAACTACGTCGAAACGGCTCGGGACGGCCGGGACGGCGATTGCTTCTCGCTCTCTGAGCGATCGCCGGCCGCGCGACCTGACGGAGCGTGCGCGGCGACTCCTCGGAGTCTGCGTCACGAAAGGCCACGCCGCCCGACGCGCGTCTTCGCGCCCGGGGACTCGCGGCCGATCCTCGGCGAATCCACCGATTCGCCTGCGGTCGTCCGCTTCGCCCCGGACGCGAATCCATGCGCCGGCCCGGCGCGCGTTCCGTGACGCAAACTCCTCGGCGTCTGCGTCAGGCGGCCGCGTAGGCCGACAGCAGCGCGCCGAGTTCGCGATCGGCGCCGAAGCGCCGCTGGAAGTCCTCGCGCACGCGCACGCCCAGCGCGCCGGCCGCCGAGCGGTTGCGGCACAGGGCGAGGATCTGCTTGGCCATGTCCTCTTCCGTACGCGTAGCAGCAGGCCCGGTCTCCTTGTGGCGGATCGAGTTCGCTGGTTGCCGCGGCACGTCGCCGAGCGACGATCGGCCGACCGAGCAACCGCCGGCTTCGAGCAGCGTCGGCGCCGCGCCTTCGCTCAACGAGGTGTTGAGCACGACGTCGGCGTCGCAGGTAGGCAGCGCCCATGCGATCGTGCGCCGCGAGCGTCGGCAGCACCCGCACGCCCGGGCTGCTGCTGGCACAGACGCGCGCAGCTCGGCCTGCGTAGGCCGGGTCCTGGTCGGGCCCGGCGATGATCATCTCCACGTCGGCGCCGGCGGCGCGCAGGATGCCGACCACGGCCGACCGCGCGGTGCTGGCCCTTGATGGGCCGCAGCCCGCCGGGCAGGAGACACCAGGAAGCGCTGGCGTCGGGATGCCGAGCGACAACGGCGCAGGTCGGTGCCGTTGGTGGCGAGGCGCGCGCGCCGCGCGCGGCACGACGTCGATCTTGCCGACCGCGTCGGGCACCCGTTCCTCGACCGTCGCGCGCGGCGGCCGGCGGACGGCGCCAGCACCCGGTGCGCGCGCCGCACGACCTCGCAGCACGAGCGGCGCCGCGCTGCTCCGTCGAGCATGTCGTGGTGCAGGTCCTCGCCGCTCAGCGACACCGACCCACGGCGTGCGCAGGCCGAGCAGCTGCACGCCGCGCGCAGGCCGCGTCGTGCGCGTGCACGACGATCGGGCCGGAAGCGCGTCGAGGGTGCCTTCGAGCGATTGCTTGAGCCCGCCTTCGTCGGTGCCGCCGAACAGTCTCGCAGCAGGTGGCCGCGGCGCCTGCAGGCCTGTCGCGCCAGCGGCGCGACCGGTCGCGCATGCCGCCCAGGTGCAACGCTGGTCGGCGCCGGTGGCATCAGCAGGACCTTCACGATCGGCCTCTTTCGGCCATCGCCGGCGACGGGCCCTTCAGCGCGGCTCGCGGCCGGACAGGCGGCGCGCAGCGCGCGCACCCGCGCCGGCGTCGACCGGCTGGTCGACCCGGCCGTCGCTGCTTGCACGCCGTGCCGACGATCGCCCCATCGCATCGCGGGCCACAGCGCTCGCGGCGTTGGCGAGCGACAGGCCGGAGCCGAGCCAGATCGGGAAACCGCGCCCACCGCCGTCGCGCACGCTGTCGCCAGCAGCGCGAGGTCGCACGGGTTCGCCGGTGCGCCGGCCCGACAGCACGAGGCCGATCGGCGCCGCTGCGCTCGGCCAGCGTCGCTGCGCGCCGGCGGCCGCGTCGATCGGTCGCCAGCGGCGCCGCGTGCTTGACCAGGTGGTCGGCCAGCACCACGCCCTGCGCAGCCGAGTCGGCGACGGTAGGCGAGCGAGCCGCGCCGCCTCGCCTTCGACGACGCCCTGGTCGGTCGACGTAGCGCGCCGGCGAGCACGTTGACGCGCACCCACCGCGCGCCGGTCGACGGCGGCGACGCCGAGCGCGGCCATGCCGTCGTTGCGCAGGCAGTTGATGCCGACCGGCAGGCCGGTGTCGGCGCACGATGCGCGCGGCGGCGACGGCGAGGCCGGCGACCGCGTCGGGCGGCACGGGGTCGCCGCGGGTGCCCTTGTGGAACGGGGCGTCGCCGAAGTTCTCGACGACGATCCCGTCGAACCCGCCCTCGGCGTAGGCGCGCGCGTCGGCAGCAATACGTAAACTGGTTCGGTTCATGTTGTTGCGTGCGGCCGTCATCGACAAGCCCCGCTCCGAGGAGCGGGTCATGGTGACGCACGAGGGCAAGCAAGCCTGCTGCTATGTGCAGGGCAACGCCTGGGACTCGCCATCGTGCGAGGATACCTTCCAGGAGTGGAGCCGTACACCCGGCGTCAACCGCCAAGTCTGGGTCGACCAAGCGACCAATGTAATCAACGACAGCTCCCTTCCCTGGCACAAGGCGTTGGCCATATCACGCATCGTGCCTAAAAATACCAGGAGCTCGACAATGCTGACTCCTGAGGGACTCTGGGTCGCCTGCCGCCTGCAGCTCAAGCGGACCCGGAATCCATCATGCTTCCGGTCAACCCGCTACTTTGTAGCACCGGAAAAGCAATACGTAACTCTTCATTCATTACATATTGCTACAGAAATGGATAAAGCTGAAAGGAAGAGTACAGATTAAGCTGTACAGAAGAAAATTTAGGACAAATTCAGAGAATTTTTCCTTCCATCGTAAAATAAAATAGCTTTGCCACGCTCTTATTTTTTAGTTTTAAAAACAAATTGTGTTTTTTCCCGTTTCCAAAATCACTTTTTCTCAGGATCTAGAGCACTGCCTTCCGCAGCATGCCACAGACTGCTTCTGCACGCCATCACCAAGCAATCGTTAATTGATATTCTTCGTTGCGTTGCGTATTGCTTCCCGGCAGATGCCGTGGCAGTTTTGTGCTTGTTCTTCTGCGAGAATCACCACGCAGCGTCACGCCACATCGCACAACTTATTCGAAAAATACCCGCACAACGTACTGCGGCGCTACCTGGTTTGCGTCAACGTCGGGCGCAAGCGTGTGGCGTCGCACGGATGGCCCTTCAATGCCCACCAATGCTACGCAAATGAGCACTGCGTGTGACAAGAAGCAACGAACACCAAGGACGTCTCGCTGCGAGCAACGCGGGCAAGGTCTCTGAGTGCGGCCATGGACCTGGGCCAGTGGTCATGGACATCATGTTCACGTTGAGGCCGACCTGACCGGAAGATGGAGTGGAGACTGATGCTCGCCACCAACAGCAACCTCCACACAGCAACCAAGAAACACTGAGTTTCTTCCCCTGGCCTCTCCCTCTCCTCTCTTTCTCACTCTGTCCCTCTCCCTCTCCCTCTCGCGCTCTCCTTCTCGCTGTGCCTCGCTCTCTCTTTCTCCCTCCCCTCTCGCCAAGCAATCCCAAATGTTTTTAAGGTCTTGGTTAGTTTAGTATTGCCGACATAATGCTTTAAGAAATCAGAAGAAACATAACTATCAATTAGAATATGATCGTATTAGAGGTGTTTTACATAGATAATCTTATTCCTAATACCACTAAAAATATGATAAAAGACAGAATGAAACATTTAGAAGAATTAGGTGCAAAAGCTGTAAATAAAATCAAAGATTAGAAAACATTATATATTATATTAAAAATATTCTTATTATAATATATAATGTTTGGAATAAATTATAATGGTTTAAGGAAAAGAGAATCCTATGATGACTTAGTTAATTATATTGAAACAGACCCTAATAAAATCAGATACCCTAACAGAACTGCTACATTTATTGAGAGATCTCATTACATGAAACATTTAGGAGGTGAAGATTACATTGAGATGGAAGAGCAACAGATTAGAGCATCAAAGAAAAGTCAAAGAAGATGTTTTTGGATCTACCTCGTTCAGTTACATCTTGCTGGCTCAGTAAGTTCACAAGCGCTCCCAGTACAATCAGAGCAAATAGACGAGATTCCAGCACCTGCAAGTTGAGTACCAAGGCTGATTCACGTCGCTTGATGCCAGGAGCTCACAACGCTCATTCTGACACGCCGTCATCAGGCGCGATCCAAAAGGCCGTGAGGACGCCCGCAAAAGGACCAACCAAAGAGCTTCCTTCCAGTCCTACTTGGATAGAACCCTGGCGGAAGAGCAAAGAGCGATAGAGAGCACAGAGCAGGCGGTGGTAAATGGTTTGGGGTAAGATTCATCTTGCTCACAGCCTGACCTCATCACGGCAGCATCCTCATGCTGACTGTGTGTCAAGGCAGTACACCAAGATCCATGGCTGAGCTACCCCAGCTGTGAAGCACAGGGCAGTACACGACGTGGTCCCCATGCGCCTGTACCACTGCTTCTGCTGTCTCCCATGGCTTGCTTGCAACGGACCTAAACAATGCTGTGCCACAAGCAGCAGCTGTGCTGCTGCAGCTGCCTCTCTGTTATCTCTTGCTGCCTTGCTGCCTGATGGCTGCAAGCGCTCGTCTGACTCAGCACGTTCTCAACCCTGCTCAGGCGAGCACCACTGAGTTTACTCTTGTTCAGCTGCCCACTTCTGTGTTGCCTGTCAGCTGCCTGCCTTGTGTCACCAGAGCTGAAGGACCTGCCTGAAGGCATCAACCACGCAATCCAGCTGCAGCTGGTGCTGCTGCCCCCTGAAGCAGCTGACATCAGCGCCGAGACGCCCCCTGACAGCATCGTCTGGCTGAAGCCCGGGTCAGCAGTGCGGCACCGCCGCCAGCAGACAAAAACAAAGCCCGGCTGTTAGCGTGTTTGGGCTGTCAGGTCTGTCGCTGGCCTACTCAGAGCCCTGCCAGAAGAACTGGTACCTGAGAGGTGCGTGACAGGTCACCTGTCAGGCCTGAGAGGTGTGTGACAGGTCACTGTCAGCCTGGCTGCCTGGCTGCCTGCGGTGGCTCAGCCCCAGCGGCAATCATGCCGCCGGCCCGCATGCGACCTGTCATGACACCTGGCACCTGCTGTGTGGCCCGTGGCTTCTGGATCCTGATTGTTTTTGGTAGCACCCAGTGAAGTCATCAGTGACCTGGATTCAAGTGACCTGTCCTTGACCTTGTGATGTACATCGCCAGGCAGGTTGTGGCCGTGCTCAGGTCCGCCACATGACAATTTGGCCAGCATGGGTGGCAGAGTGTTCAGGGCAGCGCTTGCTGCTGTGCAGTGACCTGGCTGGCACATGCTGCAGAAAGACCTGTCTTATGATGACCTGGCTGTACGACCTGGCGTGATTGTAGGGGTCCGCGGCTGGGTGAGTGGCAGGTGCAGCTGCTGTGCAGCCCCCGTCTGCCTCCGGAATTGGAGAAAGCCTATAGTCGAAGCAGCAGCAGAAGAAGAAGAGCAAAGCCGGCACAAGGAATTGCTGCAGAGCAGCAGCAGCAGCAGCAGATCAAAGAAGCGATCGCAGATGACGTTACTGACAGTGACGGAGTGCAGGTCGTAGAGGCGGTCGATATGGATTGGCGCCTGACAGAGCAGCAGCAGGATGATGATGGTGATGTTTTAGATGTTTTTGATGATGGCGAGGAGGTGGTGTTGCAGCAGCAGCAACCGCAGCCGAGCAGGCCGCACACTAGGGCCAGGTCAGCAGCAGATAAGGTCGTAGCTCGTGCGACCAGGAGGCCTGCCAGGCAGACCGCGGCGCCAGTAGCAGCAGCCACTCCGCCGCCGCCGCTGCTGCTGCTGCTGCTGCAGACGACTGCCCATACACGGGCTCCTGGTAAGTGCAGTACCTGCAGCTGACCTGGCACTGCTGACCTGGCACTGCTGACCTGGCACTGCTGACCTGGCACTGCTGCTGGAGGACTGGTGCAGGGCTCTTTGCTTTGCAGCGTCTGCATCACAGTGATGACAGTGCAGCAGCAGCAGCATCACAGCTCATCTCGGCAGCCGCCATTTTTTGGAAACACATCAGCGGTGCCAGGTCAGGATGCACCAGTCCAGCCTTGGGTGCTTGCCGACGTTGTGTTGTTTTGCCAGGAGCATCACCCATGTGATGTCACTGACATGAGTGCTGCATTTGGTTGGCTGTCCTTGTAGATCCAGAACATGGGCAGTGCTGTCACGGTCCCAGTGTCATTTGTGAACGCTCATCTTCCAGAGATGGCCGCCCTGGCGCCGTCAACCAACCACGCGGTGGCCCTGCAGTTGGTCTTGCTGCTGCCGGGGGCCGCAGACATCAGCGGCGGCAGCCATGACCTGGCAGCGGGACCTGGGGCCAGCTGCTGCTGCTGGTGCAGAGGGGCAGCAAGGTAGCCGAGTACGGGAGCTGCACGGTTCACGCAGTCCGCAAGTCCCTGGCCCCCAAGAAAGCCAATGACCCCACTCTGGCTGAGAGCTACACGCTGACAGGGTTGGCACTGAGGCAGTCGCCGCCCGTCAGGGAGCGCTGGTTTCTCAGGGTGAGTCAACCATGCGTCATCAGCTGGTGCATGTGGCCGCTGGTCAGCTTTTATCCTGGACATATGGCAGCTGCTGTCCTGCAAGTTGTACTGGATGACACTGACCTGTATCCGTCGATTAGGTTTGGTCCTGGAGCACGGTACTGCTGTGTGGCTGGTCGGGTGTTTGACCGGTCAGTTCTCGTTTTGACTCATGTTTTGGTCTGTCAATGCATGAATGGGTATTAGCAGACACCACAGCAAGCGGGAATTGTATGTGGTGCCTGGGTTGTTAATTTTGTGCTGCTGCTGCCGCCACTTGGTGCCGCCGCCGCTGCTGCTGTTGCTGTTGCTGTTGCTGTTGCTGCTGCTGCACCGCTGCCTGCAGGCGTCCGTAGTAAGCTGGGCGAGTGGCACCTGCCAGGGCTGCTCTGCAGCCCTGAGCTGCCGCCAGAACTGCAGGAGGCCGAGCAGGCCACAGCATGGAAGCCAAGCGAATGATGACCTGGCAGAAGAGAAGGGCCCCACAGCAGGGGGTTGAGCACAGCCCTGAAGAGCAGCAGCAGCAGCAAGTTCACCGGCGGGGGCGGCCTAGCGCTCGGGATGCAGGTCGAGGTTTTGTTGCTGGCGCTTCCTGCTGACAGAGCAGCGGGTACTGGGGCAGTGGTGACAGGTCAGGGAGCAGCAGCAACGGCAGCAGCAGCAGTAGGGCTGCCCTGGAGGCGACTGTTGCTTGGCGCAGCCACCCAGACAGGGTGGCCGCCGCTGCTGATGCGGCTGCGCATGAGCAGGAGGCCCAGCAGCAGCAGCAGCAGCAGCAGCAGCCCCCATCGCCAGCATCGACAAACCCACCAGTTTGGTAGGGAGCGCTTCTGCCAGGTCAGGTGACCTGGACGACCTGTTGCTCTCGCCCCAGCGCAGCACGACGTTGGCAGTCAGATGCTGCAGGCAGTACGCACAGTCATCCTCAGCTGCAGC